TCGTACCACTCAAGTATGAATCCGTTGTTTGCGTTACGTATTGTTACGTCACTAATCTTCATATGTGCCTCCTAGTCGTCACTTAGTACTACTGCTGCTGCTTTTGTTAGAAGGAAGTGTACTCCTTCTGGATAAGGTCGGCTAGATGCTATCTCAAACATCTCACCCCTGTCGTACATAATAACCGCACAGTCAATGTCTTTGCCTTCTTCCTCGTACTGCATCGCTTTTACTGCGAAGAGAGACAAGAACTCCGATGCGCTTATCGGTTCCTCTTTATCTTTACCAAACTTGCCCTCCACTACCTTCATAAGTTAGCCTCTATCAGACGCTCAAGATACCACTTCGCTTTCCGAAGATCCTCTACACCGTTCTTGTATTCGTAACGCCACAGATACTTCATTATGTTTCCCTTCAGGTAACCCTTAAACTCTGGCTTATCCATAGACTCTTGTATCGCCTCAATACACTCCACGTTACCTGCGTTGTAGTGGTGTGGTCTAGAGACTATATCCCACTCTTCTGGTGTTGCGTCATCTATAGAGCGTGGGAAAGGCGTGTTGCGGTCAGATTTAGTACTCATGCTCTTCCTCCAGTAAGTCTTCTTCAAATTGATCTAGTCGGTTGATTAACTTATCTTCAAACCTATCCAGTAATTCTTCTGCTGTGATCTGGAGTCCTTCCAGAAGGTCATCAGGGTCATACACCTTTAGAATCCTCTCTTTAATTTCCTCTAGCGTTAGCATACTCAATCAACTCCTCCAAAGTATCTATAGTATACCACTTTATTTCGTGTTTGTCACACCATTCTGCCATTGTTAGTTTGGCACCTTTGCGTACTTTCTGGTTAGGTTTCATAAGAACGAACACTAACTCATGGAAACACGGTAGGCAGTCCTTAATCGCCTTATACTTTTGTGTGTCTCCTTCTCTAAAGAAGCCCTTACACTCGACAAGTATGTCGTTAGGATGGATGAAGTCCGGCGTGTAAACTCTAGGTACTTGGTAGCTAAACTTTTCTGACTCATAGGTAAAACCCTCTCTCTGTAGTTGTGTGTTGACGTTCTGTTCAAACTCAGACCTAAAGTTCCCTAAGCGGGATTTCCGGGACTTTCGGCTCATTGAATACCTCTACTAAATATCTTGGCCCTGAAGAGTACGCGAAGGCTCTTACGGAAGGCCAGCATACCGTTTTGTAAGTACAGTAAGAGCAGCCTACGGCGAGTTTCTGGTTTCCACTCTTTCCATCGTCGATAGGCTCGTAGCACACGCTTGGTGGGTGAGGCTGCTCCACTAGCTTTTTTATGTGGTCAATGCGTTCTCCTATGTCGTAGCTGATTAAGTCGTGAACAGGTGCCTGTGTGTCCTCTGAGTCGTACAGCAGGTACGTTAGGTGTCCGTTCTGTTTGTCCATCGCTAGCCACCCGAACTTTGTTTCGCCTTCGGCGTGAGCGTAGCCCTTGATCTGTCCCACGTAACCGAAAGGGTCATCGTAAGCCAGTGTTCCGTCCTTAAACTTCTTGAAGCCAAACGTAGATGTGCTCTTGATGTCAGTAACTACACCGTCAATCTTGCAGTCCATAGAACCTTTGATGCCGCTGACTTCACATTTCTTCTGCTCATCAGCAACCTCGTGTCCAGAGAGTCTAGTGAGGAACAGAAGCATCTCTTCGATCAAGTGTCCGTACATAAACTTGACGTAGGTGTTAGGTGTCATCTCCTCTTGTACGTCCGGGTTGTTCACTACGTTCCAGAGGAACCTGTCGTTACGTCCGATGTTGGACATACGTAGCTTCCGTCCGTCACGCTCTTCTGTGAACAGGTTAGTCATAAGACGCTTACAGTTTTCACCGAAGCGGTCTATCTCTGCTTCTAGATCGACACCATCTGGTACGTCTTTTGAAGAGACCACCTTGTATATGTCGTCTACTAGATTATATATGTTCATTTGTGTGCTTCCATTAGACCATCGATAGCAGACTCTGCTTCCTCTGGTGTGCATTTAAACCATTCACCTTTACGGTCAAAGGTCTTCTCTAGGTACGCGTGTGCCTCTGATTCAGCAGACCTACGGTCAGACACAGACCAACTCTTGTACAGCGCATAGTCTCTGAAGGGCGAAGACGTTTGATAACCGTTGAGTCTGTCCTCTGAGTCTACAGCCATGCCTACTTTCACCCAGTCTTGAAAATTAGGGTTAGTGATGATGTACACCTGTCCTTCTTTGCTTAACTCGTACTTCGCTAGACTGCTAAATGCTGCATCTTCAAAGGTCTTGTAGCGTCCGGGTTTGTGCAACGGATGTGATTTTGACACATATTTACCGTTTACCCACATTCTAGTGTTTTGTCTTTTTTGTTGTGACTCTGCTCTGCGTCTCGACCCTTCTGCTCCGTTTATATACCACCACTCTCCTGCTTCAAAAACATAATCACCGCCTCTTGCTCTTGTTGGGTTTTGTTTTTTCATTTTGTTCTCCTCAGTGTGTCTCCGCCCATGTTGTTCCGACCTTGTACTCTCCGTCGAGAGGACATCGGAGTTTGTAGTAGATTCCTGCCGCCTTGAGGCACTCCACAGCCAAGTAGCCGAACTTCTCTGCCTGTTCTGTGGCAACTTCCGTTTGTACTTCATCGTGTATGTTCCCCACAAACTTGTAGTCAATGTTCCACTGCGTAGCGTAATCATCTAGAAGCACAAGTGCCTTCTTCATCACGATTGCACCAGCGGCCTGTAGTAGCGTGTTTAGTGCACTATGTTCTGACCTGACCCAGAGTTTTCTACCGTCGAGTCCGACAAGGTGGCCCCGCTGAGAAGCCTTTCCAACTCGTTCTCGTAGGCTTTCAAGAGCAGGTGTGTTTGATAGAAAGCGTTGCTTAAGTTCCCTGCCATGTGTAGCAGTTCCTCCGACGATACTTCCGATCTTTGCGTCTCCTGCTCCGTAGAGGAAAGCATAGATGAAAGTCTTAGCTTGAGGCCTTGTGTCCAGTCCTGCAGCCATTTGGTTTCTTGTGTGTACATCCTCTGTAAGTAAGACATTAGTAAACTCCTCATCGTCCATGTAGTGTGCCAGCATACGCAACTCCAGACCTGAAGCATCGAAGCCAACTAGCTTTTTACCTGTAGGCACAGTCCAACACTGACGGCATTCTTCGCCGTACTGTGAATAACCAGCAGGAACCTGTGCCATGTTAGGCGTCTGGTGTGTCATGCGCCCTGTGATTGCACCGTTGCTCGTGACCCTGCCGTGTACCCGCCCGTCTTCCTCTACGTGTTCTATCCAAGAGGAGACTTGTGCGTACCGCTTTTGGAGTAGAAGGTATTCCAGTACAAGGACAGCCTCCGGTATATGCTTGTTCTCCTCAAGCGTCCGTTCATCGACCTGCGGCCTACCGGACGGCGTAAGTTCCGACCATACCGCACCCTTAGCTTCAAGTCGTTCTGCCACTTGTTGACGGGAGCCGGGATTGAATACCGTAACTTTATCCTTAAGGCGCTTGCCTGTTTTCTCTGACCACCTTTCCTCCACGATAGGCGGGAATACTTCCTGCAGCTTCGTTTCAATACCATTCATTTTCTCCTTAAACGTACCGCACAGGCTAAACGCTAGTCGCTGATCTAGTAACCATCCGTTACGCTCTTGTTGCTGAATGACCCACTGTACCTCGTGCTCCAGCTTGATCGACTCCTCAGAGAAACCCTCTAGCTCTGCCTGAAGTGCCTCGTGCACAGCCTGAGTAACTTCCGTGTCTCTGATGCAGTAGTCGATCATCTCTGGTGTTAGCTGTGACCAGTCGCTGTGGTCTCCCTTCGCAAACCCGAGGATGTTTCCCCAGTTTCGCAGGGAGTGTCCACCAGATCGACTAGGATCACTAAGGCGACTACACACAAGAGTATCGCATACGTTGCTTTTATCAAAGGCCACACCCCAAAGACGATTAAGTACTGGAACGTCAAAGCCAATTCCGTTGTGAAATACCCAAGTAGCCTCCGGCAGGTTTGCCATGTAGTCCTTAAAGTCTCTCTCATTGCATATCACCGTGTTGACGTTGTTGTACCGGCAGACTGCACACCAGATAACACTGGCGTCTAGCCCGTCTGTCTCAATGTCGCAGTAGACATAATTCAAAACTCAGTCTCCGTGTCTGCTGAAGGTGGTGCTACTTCCTCCATTCGTCCAGTGTCTAAGTTGTACTTGAGCCAACAGGCTGGCCCTGTTTGACCTGTGTAACGATTCTTCAGGATACGTACAGTCGTTGTGTTACGCGTCTCTAAGTCCTCGTGTTGCTGGTCACGTTCCATGCCTATCACAATGTCAGACAGTTGAGCGATACTCTGGCTGCCACGTAAGTCCTGTAGGCTGATCTTGCCTCCGTCCTCATGCGGCTTACCTGTGACACGCTTCAGGTGCGACACAAGGAACAGAGTGATGCCTGTCTCTGCCACCAGTGTCCGTAGTCGTGTCATAATCTCGTCTATTGCTTTACGCTCATCTCCGTTTTCCTGAGAAGAAACCACGATGGATAAGTGGTCGAGGATGACGTACCGACAGTCGAGAGCTTTTGCCATGTACCGGACTCGTGAGAGAAGGTTATCGGCTGACGTTGATCCCCAGTGATCGAATAGGTAGTATCTTCCTGTTCCCAGAGTGTCCTGCCAATAAGGTCTAAGCTCATCAACAGGTGTGTCTTCTTCCAAGTGTAGTGGTCTATTTGCCGCCACCGACATGATTCCCAGAGTTGTCCTCGCAATGTCCTCCTCCAGTGCAAGTACACCGATGTTTTCTTTAGTCCTGTGAAGTAAGTCGTACTCCAGTTCTCGTATAAATTGGGACTTGCCCATGCCAGAACCGCTGGTGACAGTGACAAGCTCGTATGGTCTGTGTCCTTTAGTAATTTCATTTAGCCCTTCCCACGGATACGGTACAGACTTCACGCTCCTCTTGTTGACCAGTGCCTCCCAAGTATCCTGTCCCGCCACGATACCGTCTGGACGATAGACCTTGGCGTCCCACCAGTGCTGTATAAACTCTTTGATCTGATTACCCACCAGCATCTCACTGGCGTCTTTCATGGGTAGCTTACAGATGCGTAGCTTGTTAGGACTAAATAAGTCCTTGACTTGTTCCTCTGCTAGCTTCCCGGCCTTGTCCTGATCGAAACACAAGACCACCTGATCGTAGCATTCTAGCCACTCCAGTTGTTCCTTGATCTCTTTCACTGCACTAGCCGCACCAGCCTTCAGGGATACCACATCAAACTGCTTACCGAACATCTCGTAGACACTCATAGCATCTAGCTCACCTTCGGTAATCGTGATGAATTTACCCCTGCCTCTACACTGGTGTTGCCCGAACAGCCCTGTGTTCTTTACGTCACCTGTAGCCACGAATCCTTTCGTAGCCACTGTGCGTACTTTTGACCCTGTTAGTTCCCCTGTGTCGATGTTGTAGTAAGGATAGTGGTGCTTCTCAATCTTGCCCTTTGAGTCATAGGTCACAGTTACCTGATACTTCTTGCAGGTGTCCTGTGACAGCTTACGGTCAGGGATGGACGCAATGACACCGAACATATCCACGGGTTTGTTTGTAGTCACTTCTTCCACTTCTACGTATTCTCCGGTTCCTTTTACGTGATAGCCACAGCCAGCAGAGTAGCAATGGCGGCCACCGTCCTTGTAGACCGCCAGAGCATCACTAGAGCCACACTCAGGGCATGGCTCTTTGTGACTGTAGCCCGTATCAGAAGTCACTTACACCTTCCGCCATTTCAGCCTCTTCCAAGACTTTCACGGCTTCCAGATACGTGCTGACACCGTGTACCGGATGTGGCTGACCTAGCTTGTACTTCAGGCGCACACGGGAGTTATACGGAATCTCCCCCATGTAAGGGTTGCCCTCAGCATCAAATGCCTTGATGTCGTACTTGGACTTGAATTTGCGCTGTTTAGCACCTTGATAG